ACGCTTGCTGCCCGTGCAGTTTCACTTTCGCTGGCCTTCGTTGTCGCGGTTGATGCGCTTGTCGATGCTCCAGACGCAGAGGTAGACGCTTCTGATGCTTTAGTTGTCGCTGTAGATGCAGAGTTCCCACTGGTAACCTTAGAGGCTTCACTCGTAGTTGCAGAGTTGGCAGAACCTGTGGCTGAGTTCGCCGAAGCTGTCGCAGAGTTGGCCGAAGCTGTCGCGCTCGATGCACTATTTGTCTCAGCGGTTTCTGCATTAGTTTCAGCGGTTTCTGCATTAGTCTCAGCAGTTTCCGCAGCATTTTTAGCGGCCAAAGCCGCCTGCCGCGAAACGTCACTAGCTTCTGCCGAGGCCGCATTAGTAGCGACATTTGCAGACGCAGATGCGGCACTCGTAGCTGCTGAAGTGGCGCTGGCTGCTGCTGCGGTTTCGCTGGCTGCGGCTGCGGCTGTAGAACTTTCTAACGCAGTTGTATTTTCAGCACTGATGCCAGTGCCACCAAAAAACGAAGATTTAGCCATGTTTAGAGACTCTTTTTAGATGCTGTATGCGGGGCGAATTTGTTGCAGAGTGCCTGACTGCTCTTGCTCAAAGGCTTGTGTTTGTATCTCTACTCCGAAAGCTGCGTACTTAGATTCCCAGATTTGCGAACGCTCATCTAGATAATAATCAGACGCATAAGTCAGGGCTGAATAAGTCAGGAGGTCTGGGGCAATCTGACTAAGGATGTTTTCATCACTGTCAGCAACGAGGTCTGTGAAGACCGCGTAGTAGTTAAGCACTAAGTCACCACTGGCAGGCTTTGGGTACAGCAGAAAACTACTACCTTCTCTAGCAAAATAAAGTGGACTATCACTGAGATTATCCCGAAGAAGGCTTTGAATAGCGCCCATCGGAATCTTAGTTAACATCTCATTTCCGTAGTAGATATCAATTGCTTCTAGGAAGTTGGTGGGCAGAGTTACTTTCGATGTTGAAGAAGTAAAACTATAAGTGTGCTGGGCTTCCATCGACGGGATTCTCAGGCTTCTTTGTATCCTGGCGATACCCTGATCGATAAAAGTATTAGCGAGGTCATCAGTAATATCTGATCGATTGAGCAACGCTTTAAAGTGTGTACGGATTTGTCCGTAGTTCATTTTTTAGACCCTCTTTTTGGTCGTAATGAAAGCGTCTAAATCGTGCTGCTTTAGGCGCGTTAAGATTGCCTTCGGGTCTTCTTTCATCATGTCGAAACCTTCGCGCAACCACTGCTCATAAACAGCAACAGGCACACTAGCGACACGCATGAATTCACCTTCTTTTTGATTGAGCGAGTTATCGCGCTCTCTACGGAGTCCGTCCATAAATTCTGTTGGGATGTGCTGTGTACACTCGAAGACATTTTCGTCACTGTTCTCTTCAAGCATGAATCTATTATTTACATCATGGTAAATCGATTTGTCTTTATTAATCATTGGTGTCTCCTTAAAAATAAAAAAGAGGGAGCGGAGTATCTGGCAGGAAAAGGAGAGCAAAACTCCTACCGTCAACCCCGCCCCCAACTTATCTAGCTAGGACTTAGTATCAAGAAAGTCCGGTGATCATTCCGCTATCAGCAAAGCTATTATGTTTTACTGAGATTTCTCCGATGACGAGATGTTTGGAATTGTCTCCTGTCGTGGCAAGCAGTGTCCGGCTGAATGGGCGAAGGACGCATTGCTTAAACATTGAGGGGTCAATGAGGTAAGCATTGGTTGCGAGGTTTTCACGATTGAGTACTACTTTGAATGTTCCGAACGCAGTTACCAAAACGTCAATGGTGTTTACAAGAGTCTTGCTTGCACCAATATCACGTTCGCGTCCAGTAGCAGATGCGAAACCAGCGATAATAAGACTATCGGCAGGCTTGATCATCAGAACTGTAGGATCAGAACCGTTGGTGTAACAAGTTTGAGCAAGTGTAAGCAACTTCGCTTCGGTGAGAGGATCAGTAGAATTGCTTCCTGCATCGACTGTAGTAGAAATCATCTGATTAATCGAGGCCATCTTACGAGCAGCGTTAGCGCCACTGTTGACTGCCGCCTGTGAAACGCCGACCATACTCTTTTCTACGTCCTTCTTGAGCGCCACAAGCACCTTGGCTAAGTTGTAAGCAGTACTACGTTTTCTTCCGTGGGTCTCTACTACCTCAGAAGTATTACTGACGGTAAATGCTTCACCGATAATCTGAGTTACATTAGAGCGCAAAGTTGGCTGGCCCATTGCGGTAAACGTACTTTCAGCGCCTTCCAAATATGCGGTTGCCGCCGATGCTCTTCCAGCATCTTCTAACCAGTCGAAGTTACGCTGAGTTACTTTCTCGCTTTTTACTAAAGTTTGAAAGGGACAAGCACTAGGTGTGATGTTGGTGATTGAGTCATGGACACTTTCTTTTTTGCCAATAATGGCATAGGTTGTAAGTTGAGTCATGGGTGTTAATCCTTAAAAGGTAAGTTTGGGGAGTTGTAGTTATTCAGCATCCCAATTCGCCATTAACATATCTGCAATTTCATCCAGATCATTACCTCCACTTTGACCACTCCGTAGTTTTTCTTGCGCTGCTTTCTGCTTGCTGACGCGAACATCAGTTTTAGATTGCGGCGCTTTCTTACTGCGTAGAATCTTAGCGGGGGCCTTGGCTTTCTTAGATTTGGCTACTTGCTTAGACTTGTCAAACAACATTGCTTTATGTAAGAGCATGATCACGTTAGGATCAGTGTATTGATTAACAGAATCAGCGGGTAGACCACTGCCGATAGCGTGTTTGCGAATGTCGTTGTATAACTCAGTGGACCATTCGGGCAACTCTTTCTGAAGAACCTCAATGCAGCTTTTTGCACTCTCGCGCTGTTGCACTGCTTGATTGTTTTGAAGTTCGGCATAAAAGCTATCAGCCTCCTCAGTGAGGAATTTAAGATCGCCTTGTGCTGCTTTTGCTTCTGCTCGTAGTGCCGCAAAGTCATCGGGGTTCATTTGCCGCGAGGCAACTAACATATCGACTTCTTCATACGGTTTATAACGATCTTGGGCGCGGGTCAGCATAGCCTGTAATGATGCGTCTGCACGTTGCAGGGCTTCGGTGGCTTTAGTTTTTTGGTTTGCTGTTTCTTGAGACTTTCTTGTAAGAGATGCCTCTTGGCCGTAGAGTCTTTTGAGGTCTTTTAAAGATGCCTGCTTAGTTTCACCGTCAACTAAAAGTTCAACAAGAGTATCGTCAGACAGATCAACTTCTTCTGGCTCTGGTTCTTCTTCAGTTTCCGAATCTTCTTCTTCAGGGTCTTCTTCAGTCTCAACTTCTTCTTCGGTCTCATCACTCTCAGTTTCAGATTCTTCTACCTCGTCAGTCTCTTCACTAGTAGTTTCCTCTGTTGCCTCTAACTCACCTTCCTCAGATAGCTGATTCTCATCAGCGTCATCCCAGCTTGCTAAAATGGCTTCTGTAGTGTCATCGACACTGCCGGAAAAGTTTTCTTGCACGTTATCTATAGACATAGTGCTATTCCTCTTCTTCGTTTGTTACTTTTGAATTTATTTGGTCACGCACTTCGACTTGCTGTCTTAGAGTACTTACCACATCGGTTAAAGCGCGGTAGTGGTTGTATGCCTCTTCACGCTTTACGTTTTGATCGGGAGCCGAACTTAAAAACGCTTGGACTGAGACATCTACTAGACTATTGATCGTTCTAGTAAAAGCGTCTGTACCAAGTAGTATTTCTGCGTCCGTACCTAATTCTATTAAAGCTTCTTCTTTATCCATTGCTGCTCTCCTTTAAGAACATTTTTTATTTAAACGGGTTACCCGTTTGGTGAAACGATAGCTGTTATTTCGTCTGCTTGTTGGGCGAGGACAAGTTCAGCAGTATCGATTATTTTCTTGTGATTAAGCTGGGCTTCGTTCAGATCAACTTTGTCACTCTGTATAGCAAAGGTGTTCTCTGCTTTCAGACGCTCCAGTTCAAGTTTCATTGATTTGTTTTCAATATCCATCTTGGCCTTCATCTCGCCAAGCGCCGTCTGCCGTTCTTGTACTTCTAGCTGCTTCTTCATTAGTTCCAACTGTAGTTCTTGCGCTGGATCAGGCTGCTCTTCTGGCAATTGGTCTGGGCTAGTCAAGTATTCCGAAACATTTTTAATACCCGCTAACTCCATCACTTTGGACATCAATTGGAATTGGTTCTGAGGTCCATACATCTTTTGTAGTTCTGGGTCTGATTGAAAGACTTGGTGCATAGCCATATATTTTTGACTTTCCTTTTGCTGCTCCCCATAGCCTAGAGATAACTCAACAGTTACATCACGTTTGTCAGCCCATTCGCTTGGATTTATAGGGACGTACTCACCGCTAATTTCTATTATCTTTTCAGATTCTTCATTGGCAATTACCAAGCTGTATATAGCTAAGTAGAGTGGCTTTAAGAACTGGATTGAAAAGTTTCTAGCGATAATTTTCTGACGTTGCTGGGACATCGTGGCCAACTGCTCGACAAGAGCGGCTGAGTTCTGTTGAGACAGGGCATTCTTATCCAAGCCTTGCGATAATGAACTGACCCCTGTTGTGTTCTCTATGTTAGAAGACAGCATGTCTAAGGTTGTAAAGACAAATGGGTTTAATGGGGCTTGCAACATAGGCGTGATAGCATCAGGTCGCGTAACATTGACCAAGCCACCAACACGGTTATCAATTAACTCTTTCGGGTTAGTGAGGCCACCCTTGAGAACTGCGTAGCGTGGGTTATTGGTGACCATAGCGTGATCTAAGATTGACCGCGTTAGTACTGTCCTAGCATTCTGAGTAGCAACCAGTTTGTCAGCGAAGTTGTTACCGTAGAAAGCGTGAGGGATCGGGAGCGGAACAAATGCAATGAATGGTTTTCTATTAACCTTCTCTTTTTCAAGAAGCACATTACCGGCTTTCATTATCTTATAGAGTTCTGCAACTCCCGACCCCTCAACGTCTAGTTCAATGTACACTTCGTGGACCATCACGGAGCGTACTTGATCTTGGTATCCGTGTGACCCATATGATCGATCAGAGTTGACTGAGTTGTGTCGCGCTAACATCTCCAAGTCAGTGTCAAGATCAACATCTGTGTGGTCACCGATCTTCTGAATCAGTTTCTCTGAGTACCCCATTAGGCGTAAGTCGGACAGTGTCTTTTTAGTCCGATGGGCGCAGAATAGAATACTATCTAAAGACTTGGCTTGGGCCTCAATCAAAAATTCTTCTGGGGGTATGCTCTCAATCATTACTTGACTAGTGTCTCTGGACACAAGTATTTCGCCACTGGTGAGACCGTATTCATCTTCCTCAGTCTCCCCAAGTTCGACATTATCTTGGGCCAAAAGCATATCAAGTTCGTCTTCTGTGTAATTCTCAAAGAACTCCGATGAAGTCTCTGTCTGCTTCTCCCAGAATACTTTACATATCCCTGCTCTTGAGGTGAGACCATCGTGAATTACTGAGGACATTACGGAGTACAAATCGTTCTGCCTATGTGCCACATAATCTGTGTACTCAGAGCAGATGTTTGCCATCTGTACATCGTCCTCATTTTGAGGAGCAAAGTGTACGATCTTGTTGCCAGCAGCAAAGGTTTCTAGAAGTGCTGCTTTCATAGACTCGACTGCGTTGTAGCAGTCTAAGGAAACGTATTTTGAGTTACCGTCATGGATTGGCTTTGGCAAGTTACCGCTGTAATACTCCATGACATTAGAACGCTCACGGCTGAGTTCGCTGTCGGAGTAGCCAACTGAGCGTCCTACACTTTCGTCGCATAATGTGACTATCTCTGCGTCTGAGAGTTTCTTGTAGTCCTTTTTCTTAGCCATAAATTAAACCATTTCAATATAAAAATTATCGGTAGATTCCACAGGAGTCCATGCGCCCGTGTGGACATGATTAGCCAGAGCGAGGGCCATGACGCAATCGTCATAGCAGCCAGCTTCAGCCTGCATAGCGCCACTCTCAGTTACTATGTAGGAGAGCATTTCGCGCAGTGTGACTTTGCAGTTCACCTCTAACTCTTCGTCACGCATTGCTGCGCGGAGTTGGTCGATGATTAAAGGCTTTGTTTTCTGAGTCGTTGTGAAACCTAGTTTTGTAGTTTCTCGATCAGTGATTTTGTCAAGCTGCTGCTCTGTGTGGAAA